CAATAGACGGATTTACTTATTTGACTTGGGGTGTAAATGGTATGAGAGATATCAACATACTAAGACCCATCACAGAAGAATATGTGAAACCAGAAGTTGGAACAATGTTAATGTTTCCAGCTTGGTTAAGACATGGTGTAATGCCATTCTTTGGAGAAGGTGAAAGAAGAACTTTCTCTTGTAATATGAATGTGACACCAAATGAAAGATTGACAGGTGACCACTAATGGGACTAAGTGATTTATCAAAACAACTAGATGAAAGAAAACAAACATCTACAAAAAGTCAACCTTACGCAATGGGTAGACAAACTGTAAGAAAAGCCAGAACTGATTTAACAAGTAAAGATTTTGAAGCAAGTATAAAGTTAAAAACTATGCCTGCTCTAAAATGGTTAGAGGTACAGTTTCCAAAAGTTTTTATAGAGGAGATTAATCAATACATTGATGATGTAGTGATACCTAATGATAAAGATTACTCTAATAAACTTGTTGGACAATTAAGTAGTGATAAATCTGCACAACTTAATTTCCCTTTGAAAGAACATGAAACTGGTGTGCAATTTAAAAAGGTTCTTGAAAATATAGGTAAATCATTTATACAAAAACCTTATAATCGTATGTCGTCAGTAGAATGTTTTGAGTGTTGGACTGTTCATAGTTATGAAGGTGATTACAATCCACTACATGACCACGGCGTACAAACACAATCTGGTTTATCTTGTATTCTATATTTGAAAGTTCCAGACTCGATTAAGAATAAACCAAAGATAGAAGTACCAAACTTAAATCATGCATCTGGTGAAATTGATGGCTGGACACAGTTTCAGTGGGGTGCAAATACAATGAAAGATATCTATCAACTAAGAGAACAAACTCAACATGTTGTAAGACCTGTTGAGGGTAAACTGTTGATGTTTCCTAATTGGCTATCACACATGGTGTGGCCTTTCAGAGGAGAGGGTGAAAGACGAACTCTTTCTGCAAACTTCAACATACATGATTCACCAGAGGTGACAAAACAATTCGCAGAGAGATAATATTATGTACAAATTTGATGAAGACAAATCTATACAAGAGATAAAAGAATACATTGACAAGACTTACGATTTACACTATAGTAAAGGTAAGTACCAAGCAACAGAGATGATTATAGACTCTGGTCATGGTGAAGGATTTTGTATCGGAAATATTTTGAAGTATGCTCAACGATACGGAAAGAAGAATGGAAAAAATAGAGCAGATTTATTAAAGGTTATACATTATGGTATAATCGCATTACATTTAAATAATGGAGAAAGTGATGAAACTAAGCACTAATACAATACAAGTATTAAAAAACTTTGCCTCTATTAATCAGAACTTAGTGATTAAAGAAGGTAATACAATATCAACAATGTCTGCAATGAAGAATATCGTTGCAAAGGCTGAGGTCGAGGAAACATTTCCTAAACAAGTTGCAATCTATGACTTGAATGAGTTCCTTGCATCTCTATCATTATTCAAGAATCCTATTCTAACATTTGAAGATAGTTTTCTAAAAATCACAGAAGAGAATGGTAGAAAGACTGTAAAGTATTTTTACAGTGACCCTAGTGTTGTAACGACACCCACAAAAGAAATATCAATGCCAAGTAATGAAGTTACTTTTACATTAACTGATGCAGACATATCTGAAATATCTAAAGCTGCAGGAGTTTTATCTGCACCAGATTTAGTTCTTGAAAAAGATGGTGGTGATGTAAAACTTACTGTCAAAGATAAAAAGAATGATACTGCAAACTCTTGTCAGATTGACATTGATGTTAAGAATGACGGTACATTTAAATTTTTCTTCAAGACAGAAAACTTAAAATTATTGCCAGGCAAGTATGAAGTAGAAGTATCTTCTAAAAATATTAGTCATTTTAAAAACGGAAAAACACAATACTGGATTGCACTAGAACCAGAATCAACTTATTCTGCTTAGGAGTGCAACATGGAAAAATTTCTCTGGGTGGAGAAACACCGTCCAACGAAAGTTGACGATTGTATTCTTCCGACTAATTTAAAACAAACTTTTCAAGAGTTTGTAAAAGATAATCAGATACCTAATCTTATTTTATCTGGTGGTGCTGGTGTTGGTAAAACAACTATTGCAAAAGCTATGATAGATGAGATAGGTGCAACATCAATGATGATAAATGGTTCTGAAGAGTCTGGTATAGATGTTCTTCGAACAAAGATTAAAAACTTTGCATCTACAAGTTCTCTTGAGGGTGGTCGAAAGTATTTGATACTTGATGAAGCAGATTATCTTAATCCACAATCTACACAGCCTGCACTTCGTGGTTTCATGGAAGAGTTTCATAAGAACTGTGGTTTTATTCTCACATGTAATTATGAAAACAGATTAATACCACCCTTGCACTCTAGATGTAGTGTGGTTAATTTTAAGATACCTAATCAAGAAAAACCTAAACTTGCAATGGACTTCTTTAAAAGAGTTAAAGATATTCTTACACAAGAGAATATTAAGTTTGAAGAGAAAGTTGTAGTTGAGTTAATCAATAAATACTTTCCAGACTGGAGAAGAACTCTCAACGAATTGCAAAGATATTCTACATCTGGTAAGATTGATGCTGGAATATTAGTAAACTTATCAGAGGTAAATGTAAATGAACTTATTGAAGCACTTAGAAGAAAAGATTTACAATCTACCAGAAAATGGATTGTTAATAATTTGGACAATGACCATAATCGTATTTTCCGTACTATTTATGATACTCTACTTATGCATCTATCTGACGATACAAGTATTAAGTATGCCGTTCACACTATTGGGGAGTATCAATACAAAGCTGCGTTTGTGGCTGACCAAGAAATAAATCTACTTGCGTGTATGGTAGTATTAATGTCAGAGGTAAAATTTAAATGATAGAAGTTATTGACGATACATTAGAAAGACACAATGCAGAATTAGTTGATATGTCTATTCGTAATCTATCTTGGAAGTATGATTACAATTCTACAGGTAACGGTGTAAATAAACACTGGCACATATTCTGTGGTCATACACCAGAGGAATGTGAAAAGAATGGTTATGATTATCTACTTATGATTTGGGAATCAATCAAACACAAACTATCTGATAAAGTAAAACTACAAATGGAAAGAATGTATCTCAATGCACATACACATGGAATAGAACCACACCCACACATAGATGACGGTGATTACACAATTATCTATTATCCAAGAATGGATTGGAAAAGAGATTTTGGTGGTGGAACAATTATTGGAAACGAACTTATTGACTACAAAGGAAATAGGTCAATAGTATTTAACGCAAGTTACTTACACCAAGCACAAACTGTATCAAGACAATGTTATAAGTTAAGAACTTGCGTGGTATTCAAAACAAAGGATTTAGATAATGTACGAGTTGAAGGAATATCTAAAAGCAATCAATCAGTCTAAAGAAAAACTGATGGACGGTGAAGATGAAGTTTGGGAAAAGAAATACCCAGCCTATATTATAAATAAATGTCTTGCACCCACTGGTAAAGAAGAATGTTTATTAGTAAATGAAATGAATGTGATGAACCATTTAGATAAAAAGTTACAGTTCGACTTTTTGATAAATAGTTTTAGGAAAAGAAATAGATTTACTCCTTGGCTAAAGTCTAAGAAAGTGAGTAATATAGAGTATGTAAAAGAGTATTATGGTTATAGTAATGAAAAGGCTAAGTCTGCTCTCACCATACTAAATGATGAACAAATTGAGTTCATTAAGAATAAATTAAATAAGGGTGGAAGACATGGAAAATAATTGGTCACAGGAGCAAATGTTACAAGTCACTCTGAAAGAGCCAGATGACTTTCTAAAGGTAAGAGAGACTCTATCTCGTATCGGTGTTGCTTCAAGAAAAGAAAGAAAACTATATCAGTCTTGTCATATATTACACAAGCAAGGTAAATACTATATTGTGCATTTTAAAGAACTCTTTGCACTAGACGGTAAAGAAACAAACCTATCAGAGAATGATATTGCAAGAAGAAATACTATTGCAAAATTATTAAATGATTGGAATCTAGTAGGTGTTGAGGGTAAGATAGAACCTGTTGCACCATTAAGTCAGATTAAGATATTATCTTTTAAAGAAAAAGATGAGTGGACTTTAGAAACAAAATATAATATTGGTAAAAAGAAAGAGGAAGAGAAATGAGTACAATACTTGACGCACTAAAAAAGAAATATGAAGCAGAAATTGAAGAAGCAAAAGTAAACATTAAGATAATGTTAAATAATCCAATCTCTATACCTGAACACTCAAAATTTCTAGAGGAGCTAGATGTACACTTTGGAAAGATTGCAGAGGCAGAAGATAAACTTGAGGCTGTTCAAAACCATTTTGATAGTTCACAAGAGTTGCTAAATGAAGATGTTCAGATGGCACTTAAATTATGATAATAAATTAAGTTTAATTATTATTTGACAAACTTAGTTTATTAGTATATAATGATTCAAATATAACCAAATAACAATTATTAAGGAGCTTATGATGGTTTTAAAAAAATACGAAGAAAAAATAGGAGAGCTATACTCTCCAGAAGAATTAGAAAGAATGACGATTGATGAGGCAATAAGAATATTAGGATTTGACCCTCTCTCAAAAAAATATATTGCTATGGTGTATAAAATGACACCAAAGAAAGCACAAATTATTTTACATTTTTTAAATAAAAAAAATAGAAGATTTTATTCAACACAGTTGAAAAAGTTAGATACAAATATTCAAAATGTAGGTTGGAAAAAAGATGGTGGTGCTTGTGTATTCACTACTGCTGGTAACCTCATGGAATTTCAACACAGACTTAAAACAATAGTGGAACTTGGTTTAACTGTTGATGTGGTATTAGTTCTTGGAGCAGATAATGATGCATTTACATTAACATCACCACCTAAAGCAAGATATCCAATAGACCAAATATTTATAGAAGATAATTCAGCAGTTAAAGAGGACGAAACAACTCTTAGACAAATACTTGGTAGAAGAGGTGGTGAAGTCAAATTAGGAATGGAAAATGCAATTAGTTTATGGAAGATTTGGAAAAAAACTGTCCGTAAAGCTAGAGAGTTATCAAAAGATGTTAGAAGTACGGATAGATTCTCATCATGGGGTAAAGAAATTTTAGGTTTCACTGCTTTAATGATACATGAGGATTTACAGGAACACGCATCTAATCTTTTAAAGATGATGACAGATGATACAGAAGGTAAAACAAATCATCTTATGAAAACTTTTAATGAGTTTAGTAAAAGTGGTGTCATAAGTGCAGATACAACTAATACTGAAAAATCAAATATTAGATTTTTTATGCTGTGTAATGCCGCTGATAAGATAATTAAAAAACCAAAAGGTGATTGTGAATTTTCTTTAGATGGTACAAAATGCAATCATGAAAATTTTAAGCAAAGGGTTAATGGAAGTGTTTATAGAAAATTTTTAGTAGACCCAGATGGAATTGCTAAAAAATATGCCGCATAGGGACTATGGGGGTTGACAAACCCCCATTTTTAAATTATAATTATATTATGAGTTTTTACACAAATGTAGTTCGTTACGGAAATAATCTTCTTATACGAGAGGTGGTCAACGGTCAAAGAGTAAACTCAAAGTTGAAGTATAAACCAACTTTGTTTGTTCCAGTTGTTAAATCAACAAACTGGAAAACTCTTGATGACAAACATGTAACTCCTATGGAGTTCGGAAGTATAAAAGAATGTTCTGAGTGGTTGAAGTCTTATGAAGACCAGCCACATCTCATATACGGAAATACACAACACGCATATACTTACATCTCAACACAATATCCTAATCGTGTAAACTGGGATATGGATAAGATATTGATTATCACAATCGATATTGAGGTACAATGTGAAAATGGGTTTCCAGACCCACAGAAGGCTATCGAACCTATCCTATCAATCACAATCAAAAATCATCAAAACAAACGCATTATGGTTTGGGGTATAGGTGACTTTGTAAATCGTAGAGATGATGTTGCATATATCAAATGTAAAAACGAAGAAGACCTCATACATGAGTTTCTTACATTTTGGGAAAAGACACAACCAGATGTAATTACAGGCTGGAATACAGAGTTCTTTGATATTCCTTATTTGTATAATCGTATTATGAAGTTTAGTGAGAAAGATGTAAAACGACTATCGCCTTGGGGTAATGTATATTCTAGAGATGTTTACACTATGGGAAGAACACATCAGTTGATTGATATATCTGGTGTTGCACATTTAGATTATTTTGATTTGTATCGTAAGTTTACATACACAAGTCAAGAGAGTTATCGACTTGACCATATTGCATTTGTAGAACTTGGTGAGAAGAAAGAAAGTAATCCTTACGAAACATTCAAAGATTGGTACACTAAAGATTATCAATCATTCATAGAATATAATATTACAGATGTGGAGTTGGTAGACAGACTTGAAGATAAGATGAAGTTGATTGAACTTGCATTGACTATGGCTTATGAAGCAAAGGTGAATTACATAGATGTTCTTGGTTCTACAAAGTATTGGGATATTATAATATACAACTATCTTAAATCAAAGAACATTGTTATACCACAAAAACTACAATATAAAAAAGATAAAGATTTAGAAGGTGCGTATGTGAAAGACCCACAAGTTGGAATGCATAAGTGGGTGATGTCTTTTGACTTGAACTCTCTGTATCCTCATTTGATTATGCAATATAATATATCACCAGAGACTTTAGTTTATAAACAGCCTATACCAAATATGAAAGTTGATAAACTACTACATAAAGAGTTTGATAGTTCTAAATTAAATAAACATCATACTATGACACCAAACGGTGCTGTGTTTAGAACAGATAAAAAGGGTTTTCTTCCAGAACTTATGGAGAATATGTATAATGATAGAGTTAAATTTAAGAGAAAGATGTTGGAGGTTAAACAGGAATATGAAAATACTAAAAATCCAAAACTACTTAAAGATATTTCAAAATACAATAATATTCAGATGGCTAAAAAGATTTCACTCAACTCTGCTTATGGTGCAATCGGTAATGCATACTTTAGGTATCATAATCATCTCATCGCTGAAGGTATTACTACAAGTGGTCAGCTTTCTATTCGTTGGATTGAGTCTGATATTAATCGGTATCTCAACGAGATTATGGGAACTGATAAGGAAGACTATGTTGTTGCAAGTGATACAGATTCGGTGTATATCACATTTGACAGGTATGTTAATAAAATGTTTAAATCTGAATCAGACACTACAACAATCATCAACGCATTGGATAAATTTGCCAAAGAAACACTTGAACCTTTTATTGATAAGAGTTATCAAAATCTTGCTTCGTATCTGAACTGTCATTCTCAAAGAATGAATATGAAAAGAGAAGTGATTGCAGATAAAGGTATCTGGACTGCAAAGAAAAGATATATTTTAAATGCATGGGATATCGAAGGTGTTCGATATAAAGAACCGTCACTTAAAATTATGGGTATCGAGGCTGTCAAGAGTTCAACTCCTGCTCCTTGTAGAGAAAAAATTAAAGATGCACTAAAAATAATTATGTCTGGTGATGAGAAAATGCTAAATACCTTTATACAAGAGTTTAGGAAAGAGTTTATGAGTTTACCACCAGAGAGTATTGCATATCCAAGAAGTGTAAATGGATTAAGAAAATGGAGTGACAGTGCAAATCTTTTTAAGAAGGGAACACCTATTCATGTGAAAGGTGCATTGGTATATAATCACTTAGTCAAAAAAGAAAAGTTAGGTAAGAAGTATCCATATATCAACGAGGGTGATAAGATTAAGTTTCTACATCTTAGATTACCAAACAAGTATCAGTCTACAGCTATAACCTTTATAACAAAGTTACCAAGAGAACTTGACTTTCACTCAATAATAGACTATGATATACAGTATGAGAAGAGTTTTATTGAACCACTTAAATTTATCACAGATAAGATACTGTGGAAAATAGACAAAAGTTATGGAACACAAGCAACACTTGAGGATTTCTTTGCATGAAATATTTTAGATATACATTAGATGATTTAGAAAAGTCTGCGAATCGTAAGTTATTTACTTACATATCTTTCTTTGCAGGCGGTGGTGGTTCATCTGCTGGTTACAAACTAGCTGGTGGTGATTGTAAGTTCGTGAATGAGTTTCAACAAGTTGCAGTAGACACTTATCTTGCAAACTGGCCTAACACTCCACACATCTGTGGTGATATAAAAAATGTAACAGGCAAACAGGTTATGGAGATAACAGGTATTCAAGAAGGTGAGTTAGATATTCTTGATGCAAGTCCACCTTGTCCTCCGTTTAGTATGTCTGGTACAAAACAAAAAGGTTGGGGTCAAGAGAAAACTGCGTATGGTATGAAACAAAAGAATATTGAAGACTTGACTTGGGAAGTGATTAGAATAGCTGGTGAGATGAAACCAAAGGTTATTATCTGTGAGAATGTAAAAGGTTTGACTATGAGTTACGCAGTTGAACATTTGAATAGAATGATTGCAGACTTTGAGAAAGAGGGTTATACAACCACATACAAAGTTCTTAAAGGTCACGAACAAGGTGTGCCACAGAAAAGAGAAAGAGTGTTTATTGTATCAATACGAAATGATGTAATGGACGATATAGGTATGCCGTTTATGTGTGTTAATAATATCTTTCCAGAACCAGAGAAAGAGTTTGCAACAATACAAGATGCGATTGGTGATTTGAAACAAGACAATGAAAATGCAAGTGAAGCACATGAGTTGGTTGAAGCCATGAAAAGAGGTGCAAAGTGGAAGTGGTTAAAAAGATTACCAAAGAATCCAGATAGAGTTGTATCTGTTGGAGATGATGTGGTCGGGCCTTGGTATGATAAGGTGATTGCACATAGAAAGAAATGGGGTAAATCTATTCCAGATAGGAAAAGTTCTTTTTATCAGTCAAGAAGAGTTCCTTATAATCAAGCATCTCACACACTATCAGAACAAGGATTACAAACAAGTCTTGCAGTGCATTTACACCCAGAGGAAGACAGAGTATTCACTACAAAAGAGTCTGCAAGAATAATGACACTACCAGATGATTATAAATTGACTGGCACACTAAATCAACAACTTGCAAGAATTGGTTTGATGGTTGCACCAATCTGTATGAAACAGCTTGCAGATGAAATATATAAACAAGTATTGGAGCCGTATAATGAAGTACATAAATCTAAAAACTGATTTAGGTAAGAAAGAGACCTTTGAGAAATGGAATGGTAAGTTTCCAGATGAAACTTCCTATGACCAAGTCATTCGTGTAACAGAGGACACTGCAATTATGAAACCTATTGTATCTCTTGACGGTTCTGATGTCCCTCTTGCATATGTGATTACAAACGCATATCCAGATGACAAAGTAAGAAATACTTTGATGAGTATAGAAGATGTATCTACAATGCGTGGTAATTGTTCTGGCCCCATTGATAAAGAAGAGATGAAGAAAAAAGGATTGATAGAAGGTGAACATTATAAGTTAAGGTCATCTAATACATATCAAGTTAGAACTAAGAGTGGTGGTTGGGGTATGATTGCATACGCAAATGAAATACACTCTGTGATGATTGGATATAAAAGAGGACGATTTACAGGTGCAATAGATTCTTCTGGTTGGGTTAAAGATAACCCAGATAGATTTGAGAAACTCAAAGATATATCAAAGTATAATGAACTTGCATTTGCAAAAGCAAATAACGATATCTATGCAAGACAAAAGATTTTTGCAGAAAGTTTTGTTGAACCACAACATAGAATGGGTATCTTTACAACTTACTCTGCAAATCGTTATCACTCTGGTCAATCAAGTAAAATGTCTTTTCATGTAGATAGTGGTGATACAGAGATGGGTTTAACAACTATGTGTGTTTTCAGACAGGGTGACTATGATGGTGCATTTCTTACATTTCCAAGATACAAGGTTGCTATTGACGCACCTGATAATTCCGTAGTGATTGCAGATAGTTTAGAGGTACATGGTGTTACAGAGATAAGTGGTAATGGTGAAAGGTTTAGTTGTGTTGCATATATGGATTCAAGGTTGGCTACGAAGGGTGTAGCTGGTAAGAGTGAAAAACTAATAGGTAAATATGCAAAGAAACAAATCGGAAATTTAGAGGATTTTATATGAAAATTTTGATTGGTAAATTTGGAAAATCTATAAACTTTGAACCCACACAATGGGGAATGGTTGGTGGGGATAGTGAGAGTGCTATCTTTGCACAATCTATCGCACATTTATACCCAAACGATACATTTTACTTAGTGAGTAGAAACAATTTTTCAAAACTACCAATAGGAACTCAACTAAAAATAAATAAAAACAATAATCTGATTGATTGTTGGAAAGATTATGATAAATCAATTAATAAACAAGATTGGCTTATAAATTACTTTAAAGATATAAAAATAGATTTTGGTATATTATATGCTGGATTATCTGGTTCATCTACGATAGAAAATTATATGTATTTGAAAAATGGAGAATATGCAAAACCATTATCGTCATCTAAAAACTACACTGGTATTATTACAAAATTTTTAAATGAATCACAAATACCTTATATGGAAATAGGAGAGGATAGTCGTTTCTTTCCATTAGTTGCAAGAGACTTGTATAATAGGTCAAAAAGAATACTAGGTGAGAAAGAAGATGTTAAGTCATGTAAACACATTACATCACAAAGCAACCAAGAACTAATTACCACAGATATAAAGGTTTCAAATGTTGACCACTCATGTATGTTTTTGATGAGTGAAGATAAATCTAAGTTGCTCAAAAAACCTAATGATAGAAAATCAAAATTAAATTTGTTCATGCACTGCACAGCCTCCCACAATAAATATTATCCAGAAACTTTTTCTATAATTAAAGATTATGTTTTAGACCAATTTCCAGACACCATGATTTATGGTAAGTGGGAAAAAGAATTACCGAATGTAAAAGAAGTGCCTATGATAGATTTACTTGATGTGTTATATGACACAAAGTACACTTTAACTATTGGTGGTTCTAATAACTATCCTACAGCTAGTAAGTTTTGGAAAATGTTAATATTTGGTATTATACCATTTAGTTATAAAAAATTAGACATTGAAAAATTTAATATTCCAGAGTTTTTGTATGTAAAAAATCCAGAGGAATTAAAAAGTAAAATTGATTACTTAGAAAATAATAAGTCAAAGTATCTTGAGATTTGGAATACTTTGCAAAATTTAATTTTAAAAGAAGACCTTTGGAACGGAAACCACTTCTTTAATAATATAGAAAAATGGGTTAAAAAAGATTTAGGTTTTACCATGAACAGAATTGGAAATATAACTTATAAAACAAGTTCTCTTTTTGTTAAAGAAAATTTAAATACATTAGATGCATTTATGACTTGACAAATACACCAAAGTTTGGTACTATAATAGTATAAGTGATTCGTTAATATAACAGAGAGGTAAATATGACAAGAGTAACAAAACAATTCACAGATGTGATGGACGGAGTTAATAATTTAATTAAGGCCATCAAGGCAGATTATTGTAATAGGACAAGTTATGATGGTTCTAAGACAAAGACAGATGTAATGTTAGAAATGGAAGAGAGGTTCAAAAATGGAATTGAGATTAGGAGTGGACAAAAATACATTGGTATATACACTTCGTCAGGTAATCAATCTTCAATCTGGGGTGGTGTCGCAAAAAAAGATAGTGCCTGTGGTAGAGTGAAAAAGGGTGATATTTTGAAAGCTGCTGGTTACGGTGCATATACATTGGTCGGTGCTGGTAGAAGAGGTAATGTCTTAGAAGGTAACTATTCAGTTTCTTGGACTGGCGCTAACTACTTAATATAGAGAGGTGAATATGATTAAAATTATATCAATATTATTATCAGTAACTTTTGTAGCAGGGTGCTCAACAGTTGCTGGTGTGGGTCAAGATGTCCAAGACATTGCGAATTGGGGTCGAAATAAACTCATTGAACAATCTAATAAAGAAGAGATAATTCAAGATGAGTTAACCGAAGAAGAACTAATTGTAAATAGTGATGTAGAGTGGGAAGATTAACATGTGGATATTTACAATAGGTTTATTTACAGTATGTTTAGGAATTGGTATAGAATCCCTAGCCATATCTTTCTTAGTTTCATTCTTTGGATTAATGACCATGATAGGTGGGGTTGTCTACATGGTTATGACAGATAGTGAGTATTTGGATTTATGAGATTCGATTTGCATAGCACCTCTCAACCTCATCACAAAAAGCTATGCGAATCGGTGCCTAATGATTCGGTGATTATAAGGTGATGTACAATTTTACATAATGTGTAAGTCATTGTTATTATTAGGTTTTTTAGGGGGAGTTGACAAACTCCCCCTTTTTGTTATAATAATAGTATGAGTAAAGAGATTGATAACAAAAACAAAAGAGAGGTTGATATGAGTAAGTATGATATAACAAGACAAAAAACAACTAAGATGGTTGGTGAAATGTTTGACAAAAATGTTAATGAACATATTTGGGTCAATGGTATTCAAGGTATCGATAGTATTCTTACTATGATTATCGATAGGATTGAAGACAATGATACTGATGGTGCTGTAGATAATATTAGACAACTACAGAATGAATTAATTGAAAATAATGTGAGGGGGTAATATGAAAAAAGAAACAATAACAGTAAGTGATTTATTAAAAAAAGCAGAGGCTGCTGGTTTAAAAGCAGGTTTAGAAGTAAATACCAATCCAGTGACTTTCAAAGATGTACATAGTGGTCAGACATATGATGTCGCAGAAGGTATGTGTGGATTTGCGTGGGTGAATATATCGCCTGCAAGAGGTAAGTTTGTCAACTATCTAAAAAAGATAGGTAAAGGTCACAAGTCTTATTATGGTGGTTGGGACTATTGGGTTAGTTCTTCAGAGCTAGGTCAGTCGATTGAAAGAAAAGAAGCCTATGCAAATGCGTTTGCAAAAGTTCTTAAAGAGTGGGGAATAAATTGTTATTCAATGAGTAGATTAGATTAATTTAAATAGAGAGGTTTTATGCATATATTTAATACAAAAGATACAAACAAAATGATGAGTGAGGCTTGGGATATCTATAACAGATATCAAGCAACAATGGCTGGTCAGTTGAATGATGACCTTGATGATTTACAAGATAAGTTTAACGAGATTGCAGCTGAACTAGGTGTTGCTGGTGAAGACTTATGGAATAGGTGTGAAAATGAACATGCACTCAGTCAACTTCTATGAACTACATAGAAATCAACGGTGGTGACAAAAACCAAAAAATTTTTACTGAACAAATAGTAAAATGGTGTATGAGTGAGTTGTTACCCAGAGTTCGTACTCTAGATATCACGATTGATTTACTAAATGAATTAGATGGTGGAGTTGATGGCTATCAATGGTCTGGTGAGGATAACCGTCAACATTTTATTGAAATAAATAAAAATTTATGTTATGATGATTTTGTAACTGCGATTATGCATGAAATGGTACATGTGAAACAAGATTATAGAAAAGATAAAAGTCCCATAGTGGATAGAGAAAAAGAAGCATACGCAAAACAAGAAATTTTATTTGAGAGGTGGAAAAATGATAATTGAAAGTATAATAGGTGGAATGTTAATAATGACACCGATAGACAACAAATCAAACTACAATGAACAGTTAGAAGAGATAGGTCAAGCAAAATGTCTTGCAGATAATATGTACTTTGAAGCTCGTAATCAAGGGACTGCTGGTATTATTGCAGTGTCAAATGTAGTTTTAAATAGAGTAAAAAGTAAAATGTATCCAAGTAATATATGTGAGGTAGTTAGACAAGGCCCCCATAGAGAGAGTTGGAGAAAGAATGGAGAATATCACCCTGTCAGACATAGATGTCAGTTTAGTTGGTATTGTGACGGTAAACCAGATAAACCTAAAAACATAAAACAATATGACGAGATGTTTAAGTTTGCACTATTGATTGTCAAAGGTGAACTAAGTTTATTAGATATTACAGACGGTGCATTATGGTATCATGCAGATTATGTGAAACCAGATTGGTCTTATCATAAAAAGATTACTACTGAAATAGGTGACCATATTTTTTATACAATGAAAGAGGAAATAGAAGAATGAGTATAGGAGTCACATTGGTATTGAAAGAATGGAATGGTAAAGAAGGTAAGTGTGAGAATGGTCATGTTGTTAAAATTAATTCAACAGGCTATGGGTTATGTTGTAAATGTTTAAATGATATTGATGCGTATCATACTTTGTATGTTGCACCAAAAGATACGGAGATAAAAAAATGAATATATTTTATTTAAATGAAGACCCTAGAATTGCAGCTCAAGAACATTGTGATAAACATGTGTGTAAAATGACAATCGAATATTGTCAATTATTATCTACAGCACACAGAGCTCTTGATGGTGCAGAATATTATGATAAAACAAAAAATGGTAGGAAGATAAAAAGATGGCTGTTACCTGATGAAAGAGAAGTTGGATTAATGTTAGGTATTATGTTAAATCACCCATCAACAATCTGGACTAGACAATGTGCAGAAAACTATGATTATCTTTTAGAGTTATGGATAAGTTTATGTTATGAGTTTGAATATCGATATGGTAAAAAACATGCAACATTAGATAGATTAAAATACTTGACAAACAGACCCAAGAAGATTACAATTAATGGTAGTATGACTGAGATGCCTCAGTGTATGCCAGATTATTGTAAGGTTCAGAATAATCCAATACAAGGTTACAAGTCTTACTATATAAACGAGAAAAAGAGATTTGCAACTTGGAAGAAAAGACAAATACCAAGTTGGTATGTTGAAGGATTAAAAAATGGGAATGATGGACGAAGCGTGGCGTGATGCAGTTAGAACAACACCAGAACAGAAAAAAAATATGACAGCAACTTTAACAGTAGGTGAACTAGAAATTATGAAAGAAGATATGAAACAGTTAACAAAAAGTTATTATGATGCACTTAAAAGAATCAAAGAACTTACAGAACAAGTAGAAGAATTAAAGAACGAGATTGAATCTTTAAAAGAAGATAAAGTTGAGTTGAGAAGTATCAGAGGACATTAATGCCTACCTACATTATTACTGATACAAAGAAGAAAAAAACTTTTGATGTGTTTTGTTCTTGGGATAGACTACAAGAATTACTCAAGGAAAAACCACATTGGGTAAAAGGTGTAACTGCACCAGCTATTGTAGGTGACCATGTGACTGCAAAAACAGATGGTGGTATGAAAGAAGTGTTTTCAAAGATTGCAGACAAACACCCTAACAGTGCTCTTGCAGATAGGTATGGAAATAATAAGAGTAATGCAAAGGTTAGAGCTGAAACGATTGCAAGAAAACATGGTCTGGTAAAAGATGGTGGACAAAATTTAAGTAAGAAATTTAAGAAGAATAAAGACACAGGTTTATACTGATATAAATATAATGTGTATCGTCAAATTGTTGCGTTTACACAACATAGTGGTAGGGGGAATGTTCAAGTCTAACCTCTACCACAGTTATATTATAAGGATTAGATAATGGCAAAGAAAAATAAAGAAATTAGTTCAAGTAATTTACTCAAAATAAAACCGATAACCGAAAGTCAAAAAACAGTTTTTGAAACTTGGAAGAAAGGTCAGAATCAGTTTTTGTTTGGTTGTGCTGGAACAGGTAAAACATTTGTATCTTTATACCTTGCAATGCAAGATGTATTAAATTTACAAACAAAATATGAAAAGGTCGTGTTGGTTCGTTCACTAATACCTACAAGAGAGATAGGTTTCTTGCCAGGCGATGAGGAAGATAAGGCTGCACTGTATCAAGTACCATATCAGAATATGGTACAGTTTATGTTTGAACAACCAAATGAACAAGCATTCAAAATGTTGTATGATAGATTAAAGTCACAAGGTAGTTTGTATTTTCTATCAACATCATTCTTAAGAGGTTTAACATTTGATAATACAATCATTATAGTTGATGAGTGTCAAAACTTAAACTTTCACGAGTTAGATACAATCACAACAAGAGTAGGTCAAGATTCTAAAATAGTTTTCTGTGGTGATTTTTTCCAGACTGATTTAATAAAGACTGGTGATAAAAATGGACTGCATGACTTTTTAAGAATATTAGAAGAGATGAAAGATTTTAACTGCACTGAATTTAATATCGGTGATATTGTTCGTTCTGGATTTGTTAGAGATTATCTTATTCAGAAAACAAAACTTGGAATAGGAATGGACTAATGGATTTAGATAAACTTAGAAAACAATTAGAAATAGACGAAGGAGTCAAATATGAAATTTACCTCGACCATCTTGGTTATCCTACTTTTGGTATTGGCCATCTGGTTGTACCAGACGATAAAGAATATAGAGAAGATGTTGGGACAAGGGTATCCGAAGAAAGAGTCAGAGAATGCTTCGACAAAGATGTGGAATCAGTATTAAGAGATTGCACTTTATTATATAAAGACTTTGATGAACTACCAGAGGAAGTACAACAGATTGTTGCAAATATGATGTTCAATATGGGTTACACTAGATTGAGTAAATTTAAAGGAATGAAAAGAGGTGTTGATGCAAGAGATTGGAATAAAGCTGCAGATGAAATGGTTGACAGTCGTTGGTATAAACAAGTTACAAATAGAGCAAATAGATTAGTTGAAAGAATGAGAAATATTGAGTCGTAATGGACAAACAAGTCAAAGACATATTACTTCAAGAAGTCAAAAGACAAAATACTACAGTAGAACTTATCGCAAGTGAAAACTTTGCATCAGATGATGTAATGCGTTTATGTGGTTCTGTATTCACAAACAAATATGCAGAGGGTTATCCAAGAAAAAGATATTACAATGGTTGTGAGTATATGGACAAAATGGAACAACTTGCGATTGATGAATTAAAAAAATTATATTATTGTAGTAATGCAAATGTCCAACCACATTGTGGTGCAAATGCGAACACAGCTGTATATCAAGCATTTCTTAAACCAGGCGATACTATTCTTGGAATGGATTTAGCATCTGGTGGTCATTTAAGTCATGGTTCTAAACCAAACATATCTGGTAAAATATATGACGCACATTCTTATGGAGTAAATGATGAGGGGTGGTTAGACTATGATATGATTGAAAGTCAAGCAAGAAAACTAAAACCTAAAATGATTATTGCTGGTGCAAGTGCGTACTCAAGACAAATAGAATGGGATAAGTTTAAGTTGATTGCAGACGAAGTAGGTGCAATACTATTGTGTGATATGGCACATTATTCTGGTATGATTGCTGGTGGTGGTTATAGAAGTCCAGTGCAATACGCAGATGTAGTTACATCAACGACACATAAAACACTTAGAGGCCCAAGAGGTGGTATTATACTTTGGAACAATGACGAATATACCAAGAGAATAAACTCTGCAATATTTCCAGGCACTCAGGGTGGCCCATTGATGAATATAATTGCAGCTAAAGCACAAGCATTCAAAGAAGCAAATACTTCTGATTTTATACAATATATAAAACAAGTAAAAGAAAACGCAAAGGTTATGAGTGAAGTGTTTATAGAGAATGGTTTCAATGTATTAACTGGTGGTACAGATTGTCACATGATGTTAGTAGATTTAAGTGATAAGAAGTATTCTGGAAGACAGGCTGCAGACTTACTAGAAGAAAATGGAATCACTGTAAACAAAAATGGAATACCAAATGACCCAAGAAGTTTTGTAGAAACATCTGGTATTCGCATAGGTACAGCTGCAGAGACAACCAGAGGACATGGTTGTGATTGGTTTCGAGACTTGACAAAAAAAATAATTAGTGTATTATTATAACTATGAAAGAATTTGATTATAAACTTGATTATAAGAAACTAAATTTTAAAAAACCAGAGAATAGAAAACTCTATCGTATAGGTCGTGGAGAACAAGGTGTTCTATTAGTAAGACCATATACTGATACAATTTGTAAACACTGGAGATTTAAAAATCCATTTGTTGCAAGAACCAGTGCAAGAAAAATATACGAGATGTTTGAAGGTTACAAAAGAAAAGGTGATTTTATTGGTATGGATATGTGTCGTAAATTTTTAGAAATGGGTTTTACTCGTGCAAGAAGATATGCGAATCATAAAGACGGTAAAAAATATAATCAAGATGGAACAATTAAACCACAAGAAAGTGATGCGTTGACTTGTGCAAAGGCTTTGTCTGCAACTATATTTAAAAATATGAGAGACTTAGCTGCGTATGATGAAACATATCAGATGATGAGAAAAAAGTGGAGAGAAGATGAAAATGCAGTTTGAACATCAAACAGTAGAATTACCAAAGATAAAACAAAAGAACAATGCACTACCAGATGGTGGTCGTGCATATGAAACACCAGAGGGAAAATTCTATCCTTCAATCACCACAGTATTATCAATAAGAAATAAAAAGAGTTTGCATGAATGGAGAGATAGAGTTGGACATGATGTTGCAAACTATATTGCGAGAACAGCTGCACAAAGAGGGACTGCTGTTCATAAGATGTGTGAGGATTTTTTAAACAATCAACACCTTGCATGGCCTGATGAGTTTGAAAAACACAAATCAAAGAACTTTCTTGCATGGTGTTTATTTTCACAGATGAGAAATACACTGGGTCATATTAATAATATAAAGTGTTTAGAAACAAATCTGTATAGTGATAGATTAAAGGTTGCTGGTCAAGTAGATTGTATCGCAGAATATAAAGGTGAGTTATCTGTAATCGATTTTAAAACATCATCTAAAGAGAGAGATGATGCGTGGAATGAAAACTATTACATACAGGCATGTGCGTACGCAGAAATGTTTTACGAAAGAACTGGACAAAAGGTAGATAAACTTGTTATACTGGTTGTAACACAAGACGGTACGGTGCAAGAGTTCATAAAGGATAAATGGGAATATACAAAACAACTTAAAGACGCACTTGATAATTGGAACAAGAGGAGTTAGAATGAACGATTTTTTGAAAGATATAATTAAGACAACTGGAAATGAGTATGCAAGTCTAGTTGCAGACGGAGTAGAGGCTGGTGATGTAGATAATTTTATTGACACAGGTTCGTATGTATTCAATGCGTTACTGTCAGGTTCAATACATGGTGGATTACCAGCAAACAAAATCACTGCACTTGCTGGTGAGAGTGCAACAGGTAAGACATTCTTTTTAATGGGTATAGTAAAAAACTTTCTAGATGCAAATCCAAAGAGTGGTGTAATCTATTTTGAAAGTGAAAGTGCAATCACAAAACAAATGGTGATTGATAGAGGTATTGACCCAGATAGAATGGTTATCGTTCCTGTCACAACAGTGCAAGAGTTTAGAACACAATCACTGAAAGTATTAGATAGATATTTACAAGATGATGTAAACATTAGAAAACCATTGTTTCTATGTTTAGATTCTCTTGGTATGTTATCCACAACAAAAGAAGTAGAAGACACAGCAGACGGTAAAGAAACAAGAGATATGACAAGAGCTCAAGTATTGAAGGCTGCATTTAGAGTGTTGACTTTAAAACTAGGTAAGGCAAAAGTTCCTATGGTCGTAACAAATCACACCTATGATGTTGTTGGTTCTATGTTTCCACAGAAAGAAATGGGTGGTGGTTCTGGATTGAAATATGCAGCTTCATCTATTGTTTATCTATCTAAGAAAAAAGAAAAAGACGGTGCAGAGGTAATCGGTAATATCGTGCATTGTAAAAATCATAAATCAAGATTGACTATAGAAAATAAAATGGTAGATGTAAGATTAACTTATGATAAAGGACTTGACAAATACTATGGATTGTTAGATATTGCAGAGAAGTATAACATATTCAAAAAGGTATCAACAAGATATGAATTACCAGACGGTTCTAAACAATATGGTAAGTCTATTATGAATGACCCAGAAAAATACTTTACAAAAGATATCATGGATAAGATAGAAGAATCAGTAGGTAAAGAATTTAAATATGGATAATTATATAAGATGTTACGATAACGCAGTAACAGATGAATTTAGTGATATGTGTGTATTGAAGTTTGAGAACGATTATATCGCACACGAACAATGGCCTGAAGATAAACCATTCTTTACACAAATCAATCTAGGTAAGAGTGGTATGTGGGGAGATGAGAATACATATCTTACTGATGTTTTTACAAAGTATGTAAAGAAGTATAGAAAAGATTGTAAGATTGATAATAATCAATGGCCTAGTAGTTTTGGGTTAGAACCATTTAGAATGAAAAGATATTTACCTGATGGTCAAAACTTCCCACCACATGTTGATGTAAATACAAAACAGAACTGCACAAGATTTCTTGCGTTCTTTTTATACTTGACAGACAACAAAGAAGGTAGTACCATATTCACTAATCACAATGTGAAGTCTTCTTGTTCGAAGGGTTCACTTTTAATATTTCCACCAAACTGGTTGTATTTACATTCTGGTGAAAAATGTGTGGAAAAAAATAAATATATTGTAGGTAGTTATGCTCATTACATTAAATAATTGTTGTTCTAAATCATATCTAGATTCTATGATGTTACTGTCGCAGAGAAGTGACCAATGGAATTTTAGATATCCAGAAGGTAAACCTTTTGAACAAAGGTTTGCAAAGATAAACTTAGTTCCAGATAATCAGAATACATCTCTTGCTGGTATGGCTATGGGTTTGTTATTACAAATCTTTGATGCTGGTGGATACAAATACTTTGAACCAGAGGTAAAGTTCTGTGGTATATCAGTTAAGGGTAGAGGTGTAGATGACCCACACACAGATACTTGGGATAAAGACACAGTCAAGATTTTAGGATTGTTAAATAGTGATTGGAATAGTGAAACAATGGGTGGTGGGTTTATACACGATAATAAATTACACACTCTGAAGCCTACAAGTTTCGTCATATTTGATTCGAATAAAGTACATTGTGCTCAAGATGTATTGACAGATAAGAAAAGATTTGCGATAGATTACGCAGTGAAAAGAAAATGAGTATTCGTGAAAAATTTGTGTATGTAGAAAGTAAATCGCAAGACCAGACTTGTATAGGTATCAAGGGTGGTAAGTTTGCTGGTGTGGTTTACAAATATGGTAAAGTTTCTTTTGCGAAAGAAGAAGATGAAAATGGAAACTTGCCTATGCAGTTTCAATATGATATAGTAGATAATAATGGAATACCCAGAGAACAATTTAATGATGAGTTCTTTAATCTCATAGGTGATATATTAGTTGAGGTTATGGACGAACAAACAAAGGTAGCAGTAGATGAGAAACCAATCCCAGTCAATAGAGAAAACAGCTCTAACTAATTTAATATGTAATGAAGATTACGCAAGAAAAGTTATACCTTTCATAAAGAAAGATTACTTCGCAGTAAGAGAAGAAAGATTACTCTTTGAAGAGATACTTAAGTTTGTAGAAAAATATAAAAAGATACCTACTAAAACCTCTCTGAATATAGAGATAGAAAGTAGAAAAGATTTAACAGAAGATGACCACGATAAAATAGTCAATCTTATTAGTAGTCTAAAACCTACAGAGGTAGACTTAGATTGGTTAGTTGACACAACAGAAAAGTTTTGTAAAGACAGAGCTATCTACAATGCGATTGTAGAGGGTGTCAATATTATTGATGGTAAAGATAAAAAGAGAACACCAGATGCAATACCAGATATTTTATCTGATGCACTATCTGTTGGTTTCGATAATAGTGTTGGACATGATTATCTTATGGACGGACAAGAAAGATATGATTTCTATCACAAGAAGGAAGAGAAGATACCTTTCGACTTAGAATTTTTTAACAAAATAACAAAGGGTGGATTACCACCAAAGACACTGAACATTGCACTTGCTGGTACAGGTGTAGGTAAATCTTTGTTCATGTGTCATGTTGCGTCTAACTGTCTTTCACAAGGTAAGAATGTTTTATACATTACTATGGAGATGGCTGAAGAAAGGATTGCAGAAAGAATAGATGCAAATCTGATGAATATCAGTATTACAAATTTACCAGAGTTACCCAAGAGAATGTTTGAAGATAAACTTGCAAGTATTCAAAAGAAGACAAGTGGTAAACTAATAATTAAAGAATACCCAACTGCGTCTGCACATAGTGGACACTTCAGAGGGTTAATCAAAGAACTAGCAATTAAAAAGTCTTTTAAACCAGACATAGTGTTTATAGACTATCTCAATATATGTGCATCAAGTAGATTTAAGGGTGGTGCAAATATCAATTCATATACAATCATAAAATCGATTGCAGAGGAACTTCGTGGACTCGCAGTAGAAACTGGTGTACCATTTATGTCTGCAACTCAAACAACCAGAACAGGTTTTGTATCTAGTGATATAGGACTGGAAGATACTTCTGAAAGTTTTGGACTGCCTGCAACAGCTGATTTTATGTTTGCATTGATACAAACTGAACAACTACAGGAAATAGGACAGATGCAAGTCAAACAGTTGAAGAACCGATATAATGACCCAACCATGTATAAACGATTTGTGATTGGTGTTGATAGAAGTAAAATGCGTCTGTATGATGTAGAATCACAAGCACAAGAGGAGATAGTCGATAATGGTCAAGAGAAACTTAATCAAGTCTTTGAAGAACCGTCTTTTGGGAAAGATACAAAGGACAAACAAATTGAAAGATTTTCGAAACTCAAAGTCTAACTACTATGTAAGTCAAGACAATCAAGATGTAGAAAGACCTTACACCGTAATGGAGAGTAAGACTAGAAAAATAATCACTAGGTGTGAAACAAGACAACTTGCAGAGAGTATTGCAAAGTTCCAAAACAAGACACCTACTTTTGGTTCACAAGGATTTCCTGACTTTCTAAAAGAATAAATAGTATAAAACAATTTTGTACTAATGGGAGCTTGGAATGTCACTGAATAGGTATGTTCGCCAACTAAATCCAATCAAAGAAAATAAAGTAACACCTGTCGTAAAAATTGACACATTTTTACAAGAACAGTCAACTGAAGCAGAAAAAGTTATCGCATCAGTTGGTGGTGGGTCTGTTGGAGAAGCTGTTTATGAATCTTGGGTTTATATAGTTGCGAAACTGTCTGGTAAAAATACCCTACCCACAATGTCAAATATTAAAAGTATATCATCTGAAAGTGAGTTTGTTAAAGATGGTGCAAAATGGATAAACAACTACAGAAAAAAATTTGGTACTGAAAAATCAGATAATTTTTTATGTGAAGCTATAGAGATAATCGGTGGTGATATAAAAAAGATACCTAATGTAAATTGGGGTAGTGTTGACATAATACACAGCAGTATTAATACATTTTATAAAAATGTACCTGAAAAATATTTTACTAAGGGTAGTAAAGCTAACACCGCTGATATGATACTCGTAGTCAGTGGTTCTGCAAAAGAATTATTAAATAAATTATCTACTTCAACTATGAATTGGACAAAAGATGGCGTGATATCAGTTGAAGGGACAAATATAAAATTCATTCAAGTATCTTTAAAAAAAGGTATGGACAATGCAAGGATAGGAAAACTTAACACCTTAATAAACACGATATACGGAAAACAATCATCAATGCCTTCACAATTAGTTGGAGAGGATTTGTCTGAGGGTATTTTATCAAATGTGTTTGGTCGTTTTACAGATATTTTATCAAAAGGATTTAATTTTGTATTAAAATTTGCAAAAAGTGTTTTTTCAAAAATAAGAAACTCTATCTTAAAAAGTGCGATTAAAATAACAAAATTAGTTGTCAAAGATAAAATGCACAAATCATCAGCAAAATTAACAAGTTTATTAGGAAGCACATTGTCAGAGGGTAAAAATGACCCTGTAAAAATAAATGCACCAATGTTGAGAGAAATGAAAGTTCTAAAAAATGAACTAATAGCAAAAGACTTGGTTAATAAAGAGTATGATTTACTTCTAGAGAATGTGCAAAAATTAAATAATAAAAAACCAAATATAATAAAATTGAATAATAGTGGTACTAATCCAAAATTAGAAATGAAACAGTTTATAAATCCAGCAAATATAGTTTTAAGTAGAGGTTTAAATGCATTCATCACAAGAGATGAATTATTACCAGCTTTAAAATTAGTTGCTAACTATGCGTCTTATAAAACTTTTAATGCAATGTTATCTGATATGTTAACAAAAGTTAATGTTGCAGAGAGGGTAACACAACCCTTAGTTGCTCTATCTGCAAAGTTAAAATCAGAAGCGATGTTTGGAGATACCTTACTTCCACTTTGGATTGTTTATGGAACAGGTGGTGGTGCGTATTACAAACACACTAAAAATGAGTTTGAAGATATGACTGCTGAAAAAATTAATGAGTTAGGTGAGTCTATGAATGTTCCGTTTATGGTTTTAAAAATAGGTCGTTCTTTAGGAAAAAAAGATTATAACTCTATAAATTTATATTTACTTGTTGGTGCTGTAAAAGTTGATACTGAACTTAAACCAGAATATTTACAAATACAATTTATTAATCGGAGTGGTAGTTCGTGGAGTTATAAAATTGATGCGAGCACTAAAGTATTAGGTGAACCAAAATAATGCTCAGATTTACAGACATACTAAACGAAAGTAAGGCTGGTAAGAACTTACACCTTGAACACATTGAAGATGAGATAATCAATCATGGTGTTGATGGTGGTAGAGCTGCAATCAACTTTCTGCGTTCACTAAGAGATATGTTGTCTGGTAGTGCAAGGTCTTCAGTAAGAATGACAGTCAAGTGGGACGGAGCTCCTGCAATCTTTACAGGTATTGACCCATCAGATGGTAAGTTCTTTGTTGCAAAGAAATCAGTATTTAATGTCAATCCAAAACTATACAAAACAAATGCAGAGATAGATGCAGATTTGAGTGGTACACTAAATGCAAAGTTCAAGGTTGCACTTGCAGAGTTATCAAAGTTAGGTATCAAAAATGTATTACAAGGTGACTTGATGTACACAGATGATATTGAAACAGAAACAATAGATGGGGTAAAGTATTATACATTTCAACCTAATACAATCGTTTATGCAGTTCCAGTAGATTCTGATTTAGGTAAAAGAATGAACAAGTCAAAGATAGGTATTGTATTTCATACAACCTATGAAGGTAAAGAGTTACAAGACATGAAAGCAAAGTTTGGTGCAGATGTATCTAAGTTAAACAAGACAAGTTCAGTATGGTTAGATGATGCGACATACAAAGATGTTTCTGGTACTGCAACTTTTAATGCAAAAGAAACAGAGGCGATTACAGCTATCCTATCTAATGTAGGAAAGACATTTCAAAGAATAAATGCACCCATGTTAAGAAACTTCCTTAAACTTCAAGAGAGTTTGACTGGTAATCTTATTGGTGCGTCACTAAAAACCTTTACAAATACAAAAGTTAGACAAGGTGAACAAGTAAAAAATCCAAAGAAACACGCAATAGATTATGTAAAGTATGTTGAGAATCATTTTAAGAAACAAATAGACAAAGTAAAGACACCAGCTGCAAAAGAGAAATACAAGAAACAACAACAAGAATATGTAAGAGAGTTTAGAAAACATACAAACAATCTTGCAAACATTGTTCTTTTTCAAAATCTAATGATAGATGCGAAGATGCAAATCGTCAGAAAACTAAATAGTGTTAAAGGTTTGACGGATACCTTTATTCGTACAAGTAATGGATATAAAGTAACAAATCCAGAGGGATATGTTGCGATTGATAGAGTAAAAGGTAACGCAGTAAAATTAGTGGACAGAATGGAGTTTTCCTTTAACAACTTCACTGCACTAAAGGCATGGGACAAATGAAAAAATTAAAAGACTTATACAGGACAGAAGACCTTTATACAGGTTACAAAGAACTTGATGATGCACTTGATGAACTAACAGAATTTAGAGTTATTGGTAGAGCACAACGCAGAAAGATTGCGAGAAGAATGGCCAAACTTGTTAAGACCGCTGGTTTTAAGAAGAAGGTTGAAAGGTCTAAGAGAAGGATAGCATCTGTTGCAAAACAGAAAGTTAAAGCTGCTAAACTTGCAAAACAAAAAGTTATTGATAAATATTTTCCAAGTTATAAAAAAATGGCTTTACCAGCAAGAGTGAAGATAGACCAAAAGATAGGTCAAAAATATGGTGGTATGATAAACAAACTTACCACTAGACTTATGAAGGTAGTAAAGAAAAAGGAAATAGAAAAGGTTAAACAAGCAAGAGCAAGGGTACAAAACTGATGTTAAAGTTTCAGGAACAGGCTGGTCAAGTTGTTTTTACCTTTGGAAGATTTAATCCACCCACCACAGGACATGAGAAACTATTAGACAGAGTAAAACTGATTGCTGGTACAGGTAGGTATGTAATCTATCCATCACAATCACAGAACCAAAAGAAAGACCCATTACCATTTGCGTTGAAGGTTGCATATATGAAAAAGATGTTTCCTACACACGCAAGAAATATACTTGCAGATAAAAAGATAATCAATGTATTCGATATCGCAGTTAAATTGTATAATGAAAAATATACAGATATTGCAATGGTTGTTGGTTCAGATAGAGTAAAAGAGTTCAAAACCTTACTTGACAAATACAATGATGTCAAGAGTAGACATGGTTACTATAAGTTCAGAACTATTTCTGTGATTAGTGCTGGTGAAAGAGACCCAGATGCAGAGGGTGTAACTGGAATGTCTGCATCTAAGATGAGAGCATCTGCATCACAAGGTGATTTTGAATCATTCAAGTTAGGATTACCTAAAGGTTTCAAAGACGGACAAAAGTTATTTAATGATGTGCGAAAGTTTATGGGTATTCGTGAGGAAAGAGATATGGGTTTAATGACAGACTATGAAGAACTTAGAGATGCATATCTTACAGGAGATGTTTGGAATATAAACGATACTATCGTTGCAAGAGGTATTCAAGGTAAAATAATAAATAGAGGAACAAACTATGTATCATTTGTAGATGAAAGTAACAAAGTACACAAAGCATGGTTACACGAAATAAATGTGCATGAAAATCCATTTGCTGGTGGAATGTTAGACCCATCACCTTTAGTGAGAAAACTTAAGGGTAAGTTAGATAGTAGAATAATATCAAAAGTTATTAAAAAATACAAGGACGGAGTTGATAAAGGAAAAGATAAAGGTGGTAGTGCAATATCTGGAGGAAAAAACTCAAAGAATAGATTAATATTTGATATAGTTCGACAATTTGGTTTAGAGACAAAATATGGAATGAACACAAGAGGTATTGCAAAATTTATTAATAAGTTAGTAAGTAAAGGTAAACTTGATAAAAAGTATGTGGTAGAAGCAGAGAAGATTAGAAGAGTTAGACAAGATAAAGATGTAAAAGGAAGTCCTGGCTCAGAACCAGCAAAGTATTTTGCAAAGGGTGCTGGTGGTAAGGGAATGTCTAAGTCAACAAAACAAGCTCGTGCAAGACACTTTGATAAAGGAGCTGCAATGAGTGATGATGACCCAAGAGCATATGAACCTGCTCCTGGCGATAAGGGTAAAAAAACAAAACCATCAAAATATACAAAGAAGTTCAAAAAAATGTATGGGGAGGAAGAAATGGAGTTAGATGAAAAAATAGCAGGTTTAGTGAAGAAGTCTAAACAGACAGGTGTTCCTTACGGTACTCTAAAAAAGAGTTATGACAGAGGTATGGCTGCGTGGAGAACAGGACACAGACCTGGCACTACTCCACAACAGTGGGCATTTGCAAGAGTGAACTCAATGTTATCAGGTGGTAAAGCAGACCCAGACTTACAAAAGATTGCGAGGGCAGCAAAGAAGAGAAAGAAAGCATCTAAAAAAGAAAGTTTTATGAATATTAATACTGTGCAAGAGTGGTTTGAGTCTAATATCACAAGAGCAAAATATCAACTAAATCATGGAGAAGATTGGTGGTGGAAGATGAACGAAGTCCACGATAAGATGTTGGAGAAGATTGATGCAGATTGTTGTGATGATTGTATTAATGAAGAAATGAAACCAGAGGACTCACTAAAAAACTGGGAACATGATGATGCAAAAGGATACGCAGAAAAACTTATTAAAGAATATGGTCAACCAGACGAAGTAACAGAAACAATGTTAAAATGGAATAAACTTGGTTCATTTGGTGAGGGAGAAATGGAAACTTATATTGTTGATGAGAGTATCCCACATAGTTTTCCAAAACCACATAGAGATTATGTGTACACCGTTATGAATATAAAAGTTGATAGTGATATGTTAGATACACTAGGTCATGTAACAGGTAGTATTATCTATGATGGATTAAAAGAAACTGTTACTGCAAGGTGTGGTAGTCTTTATGCAAATGCAGCTACTATGGGATTTGTAAGAGATATGGTAGACGGTAAAGTTCCAGTAGAAGATGGGCCTGCAAAGAAAGAGTATGCAGATAGGATAACAAAAGACCCACTACCAAAATTTTACGATAATAGAATGAATGAGAGTGTAGAACATATGTGTGGACATTGTTTAGAGGAAAGTCTATGGGCAAACATTCATAAAAAAAGACAAAGAATAAAACAAGGTTCAGGTGAGAAAATGAGAAAGCCTGGAGAGAAGGGAGCACCTACACCAGCACAATTAAAAAGAGCAAAAGGTGAGGGATATCAGAAGTTCAATCAGTTTGTATTAAGAAACCACTGGGGTGAAGTAACTGAGAAAGCTGAGTATCAAGGAAGACCTGTAGAACTAAATAATCCTACGAGGGGTGATACAAAGAAGTTTAAGGTCTATGTAAGAAATGATAAGGGAAATGTCGTCAAAGTAGAATACGGTGACCCAAACATGGAAATCAAACGAGATGACCCAGCAAGAAGAAAGAGTTTTCGTGCGAGACACAACTGCGATAATCCAGGCCCTAAGTATAAGGCAAGATACTGGTCTTGTAAGTTCTGGAGTGCAAAGAAATCTGTAACGGATTTAATGAAGGGGTAAACAGATGAGATACAGTAAATCAATGATAGAAGCAGTCAAACAAGTTGCAATGTATGAACAGTTTGATTATGTCCTACTAGATAAAGACAATAAAATTCTCGCAAGGTATAAAGGTAGAGATGCGAAGAAACAAGCAGAACTCAATAAAAAAGGTGCAGAAAAAAAAGTTGGTGTTATGAAACCTATCAAAGTTTACCCAATAAGACCAACGGATAAAAAGAAAATAGGTGATACTGTTCTCGCAATCGGTGAACAACCCCTCACCGATAAGGACAGAGAAGATATTGATGAAGATAGAAAGAACGCACTTGCTGGATTTGATAATCGTATCAGAGATGCAGCCTCAATGGACAGAAAAGATTTCATCAAAGCAAAAGAGTTGTATAAAAGAAAAGATGTAAAGGGATTAAGAAAACATATTTACAGTTTAGACACATCACCTTTAGAAACTGTGATGAATCTTATATCAATACAAGACAGACCATTCTTCGATAAGATGTATCCAAATACAAGAGGTGGAGAGTTCTTAGCAAGGATTGCATACCAACATAGAAACCTAGACGAAAAGCTTGATGAGAATAAAGATGATGAAAAGAAAAGAATGAA